ATCTTTGTCTACATCTTTATCATCTTTATCATCTTTTATAGGGGGTGGATCACGAGAGCAATCAAATATGTAACATTTTTCACTACAACCTACTCTACATTTACAAGCACATCTACTTTGCCATATAACTAAAAGTAAACTACCAATAGCACCTAATATTAAAACAACACTACCAGCAAACTGGTCTATAGACATTTTTTCAATTTCTATTAAATCACCATTTTCACTCATTTATTTATTGTAATTTAATTTTTTCATTTTTAATATTATTAAATTTATAGATGAGTGATAAAGATATAAAAAATACATTTACGTCAAAACCAATTGAACAAGTTAAAAATGATGTACATATTATTAATCGTAATATAAATAAAATCAAAACTGATATTATTACTATGAAAGCAGATTTATCTATTATCAAAGATTACATTAGAAAAAAAGAAAATGAAATGAGAGAAAGTGAACAATCATTAAAAGGTGGTTGGTGGTTTACATAACAAAAATAAAATATTATATTTTGATAAATGACATCAAATGATGATCCACCACCAACAATTATATTATTATATTTTGGAATATTTTTATTATATTATAAGTTTAATGAAATAAAAATTAAATCTACTTATTAATATATATGGTTAAGCAAAGCATACCTTCGGTTAAGGTTTTAGAATTATTTAGTGGAACTGGATCAGTTGGTAAATGTTGTAAAGAACTTGGTTGGGAAGTTGTAAGTGTTGATATGATATTACCAGCAGACCATCAATGTGATATTATGGATTTTGATTATAAACAATATGATAAAGATGAGTTTGATATTATATGGGCATCACCACCTTGTACTAACTATAGTGCATTAAAAAAATGTTGGTATGGTAGAAAATTAAAAGATGGAACAATATATAGTAAAGAACAAAATATTAAAGATCAAGATGAAGCAGATAAATTAGTTTTAAAAAGTTTTGAAATAATAGATTACTTTAATCCATCATTATGGTTTATGGAAAATCCACAAACTGGTAATTTAAAAAATAGAGATATTATGAAAGATGTACCTTTTTATGATGTAGATTATTGTATGTATAGTGATTGGGGTTATAAAAAAAGAACAAGAGTATGGACTAATAAAAAAGATTGGATTGGTAAATTATGTGATGGTAGTGGTGCTTGTGGTAATATGATGATTATAGATAATCATAAAATACATAATATTAATCTTGGTAGAGCAGATGATAAATTAAGACATAAAATACAAATAAGTGATGTTGGTTGTGGTAGTCAAAAAAATCAACCAAAAGATTTAAAATATCTTGGTAAAGGAACAAATAGAATTGATAGGTATAGAGTTCCAGCAGATTTAATTTATAGTTTATTTTTAGATTAAAATATATATTTATAATATAAATGGAGAAGAAACCAAAAAATCTACCGCTCGTATTTAAAGTTCGTGATCCCGACCCCGATGATAGATATGCAGACATACATGAACACCTCCCGCAACCACCAGCATTATTATTAATTGTTGGTTCAGTAAAACAAGGTAAATGTCTTTTTGAATATTCATTAGTAGAAACAACTGAAGGTAAAAAATATATTAAAAATGTTGTTGTTGGAGATAAAGTATTAAGTGATAATGGATTTGTAGAGGTAGAAGAAGTTTTTAAACAAGATAAAAAAGAATGTTATAAAATAATATTAGATAATGATTTTGAATTAATACTAACTGAAGATCATAAACTTCATACTATAAATGGTATGAAACCTATGAAAGATTGTGATAATGAAATGATAATAACTAAAAATGGTATGAAAAAAATTAAATACAAAGAATATTATGGTTGTGTAGAATGTTATGATATATCAGTAAAAAATGAAAATCATAGATTTTATTGTAATGATATATCAGTTTCTAATTCTAACCTATTAGTAAATTTATTATGTAATCCCGACATGTATAAAGATAAGTTTGATATTGTAAAGATTATCTCAAATACATTAAATGCTGATCCTAAAGGTAAACTCATGAATAAATATTTTGATTGTGAAGACCATTATAATGATGAGATGATTACTGATTTAATTGAATCGCAAAAGAAGTATGAAGATTTTGAGAGACCAACTGTTGCATTAGTATTAGATGATATATTAACTAAAGATTTTAAAAAGACTAATGCTGTATCATTTTTAGCAACAAGATTTAGGCATTATGGTATAGGATTACTAGCATTCACAACTCAGTCTTTCCGTGCTGTTAGTGGTTTGATTCGAAACAATAGTTCAGATGTTATCATCATGCGTCAGCAGAACAATAAGGAGTTAGAAAAGATAAATGAAGAATATGGTGATATGTTCAGTGGTATTTTTATGGATTTATATAAAAAAGCGATAGAAGATGCTCCATATTCATTTCTCTACCTTGATTTATCCCAAAATCCCGCTCGTGCTTATATAAGATTTGAGACACCAATAGCAGATGGCGATAAGAAACTTTATTAGATATATTTAAAGATATAATGCTACATAATATTAAGTGAGAGATATAATGCCCTACTCAAATAAAGAAAAACAACAAAAATATAATGAAGAAAATAGAGAAAAGATAAATGAGAGACAAAGAGAATATAATAAAAAAAATAAGGAGAAGATAAAAGAAAAGAGAAAACTTATTTATGAAAAAAAGAAAAAAGACGATCCAACATTTTTGGATAAAAAGAATGAATATAATAAAGGTAGATATGGTGTATGGAAAGATAATTTAACTGATGAAGGAAAATTAAAATTACAAAGAAGGGGATTAAGAAATAATTGGAAAAGACACGGATTTAAACATGATAAAGATTTTATAGATGAATTAACATTTAGATATCAAAGTACTACTAATTGTGAATTATGTAATAAAGTTTTTAATAATGATAAATGTGCCGACCATCATCATAGTAGCGGTAGTTTTAGAAATATATGTTGTAAAAAGTGTAATAATAATAGAGCAAAAATAGATTATAATTATATGAAAGTAATGATGGAATTACACCGATATTTCTTGAGATAAAAAACTTTTTTAATTAAAAAAAATTAATAAATAAATATATATTTTAAATTATAAAATGTATGGTTCTAAACCTATGAAGAAACCTCCCACAAGAAAACCTCCCACAAAAAAACCAATGAAAAAACTTACTGAGGCACAACTTAAAAGATTAGAAAAACATTCAGTTCATCATAGTAAGAAACATATGAATATGATGAAAAAAGATATGATGATGGGTATGAGTTTTAAAATGGCACATCAAAAAGCACAAAAAAGTGTAGGTAAATAAAATAACCTTTGGTAAATAAAATAATCTTTGATAAATAAAATTATTTTAATTAAATAATAATATAATAATAAAATATATATTATATTATAAAATGGATTTATATGGAGGTTCAGCATCTATTTCACAAGCAAATGCACAAACTGAAGCAGCAAGACAAATTAACGAAGCAACACGAGATTTTAATAATGGTTTAGCAGAACAGTTAGATCAAGCAAATATGGAGGAGGATCAAGATAGACAAGCAAAACTACAAAAAAATATATTAAGTGGGACTACTGCTGGTGGTAAATTAGTACTAAAAAAAGAAATAAGACAAGGTGCTAAAAGGGGAGTTATGGCGGGAGGTAAGTTTGTAAAAACTACTGCTGCTGAAAGATTTGCTAAAGAAGATGAATTAGCAGATTTAGCACCATCATTAGAAGAAACACAAGAGATATATTCTACTGGAGCAAGACCACCATCACCCGAACTAGGTGCAAGAAGTACACTACAAGAAGGAGAACAAGTAACGGCAGATGTAGCGGGTGAAACTGGTGAAGTTGGTGCTGAAGCAACAGCACGAACTGCTGAAGAAGCAGCAACCGAAGGTATAGAAACATCTGGTAAAGCATTAGCAAAAAAGGCAGCAGAAGATGCTATTGAGAAAGCGGGATTAAAAACTGCTACTAAAATAGCGGGTAAAGCAATGACAGTTGGTAAAGTTGGTGTTGCTGGATTGGGTGGTGCTTTAGATGTTGCTAGTGATGTGGGGAGATTAATTGAAGGTAAAAGTGGTATGGAGGTTTTTGGTAGTAATAGTGCTTCTCGTGCTGGTAATATTATGAATATTGTTGGTAGTGGATTAGAAGTTGCTGGTGTTCTTGGTGCTGCTTTTCCACCAGCATTAATTTTAGAAGGTCTTGGTGCTACTATTGGTTTAGCGGGTGCTATTACTGAAGGATTTGGTGAAGAAGAAGCAAGTGAAACAGCAAAAACAAAAGCAGAAAAAGATATTTCTTCACAAGCGAGAGGACAAGTAGCAGCATCGCAAGTTGATCAAGTTGTTGGACGAACACAATAAACCGAAGGTGAGCGTTGCTAAACTGAAAGTAATCTTTGATAATTTTTTTATTTTTTTTAATTTATTTTTAATAATTATTTTATATTTATATATTATAAAATGAGTTCTTATTGGAAAAATGATGATAAAATTAAAGTTTCACAAACCCAAGTTTCTGTTCCATCTACCAATGGACAATCATATAGTGGAGTTGCGGGACAAAGTGGACGTCGTGTAGATTTTGAAATTCCACCAAGTGTTAAATTTTTAGATGGCAAAAATAGTTATTTACAGTTTGATTTAAAACTTGCTGTTCCCGCTGGTGAAGCACCGACACGTCTTCATTTAGATCCTTTTATTGGTGGTCAATCATGTGTCAAAAATATTAGAATCTATAGTGGAAATCGTGCTGTTTTACTTGAAGAAATTACTGAATATAATGCTAAAGTCCAAATCCAGTATTCATACAATCAAGATGAAAGTATGAGAAAAATGCGTGCTCTAAAAGAAGGTTCTTTAGTAACTACTATTGAAAATCGTGGAACACTTGGAACATCAGTATCTAACAATATTGATTTAAGTACAAATCCATTTTATAAACCAGTTGCTACTGTTCCCGCTGCACGTGATTGGGGAACTGCTGATGATTTCTTAACTGCTAAATTATCACTACCAATCCATACTGGTCTTTTTGCTGATGGAGGTGATAAGATTTTTCCAGTAATGATGACTGATGGTTTATTTATAGAGGTAGATTTAGAAGATCCAGCAAAATTTATTAAGCAGTTAGATAGTGTTAATCGCCACCGCAGAATGAAACAGAACCCATTATTTCATGGTGTTGATAATGCTGGTCTTGCTCTTTCTATTAATAATGCTACAAATAGGAGTGAAGTATTCCTTGCTAAATCTAACAATATGAGAAGTGTTGAAAATTGTCCATTTGTAAAAGGTGAACGTGTAGGTATATGTTCTGCTACTAATCCTAATAGTCAGTGTAATTTAACACTAACTTCTAGTGGTGCAGTTGGTTATCCAGTAATTACTGATATAACTATAGATGCTACATTTGTGAAACTTACATTAGAAGAGTTTCAAAATAGCGACGGAGGGACTGGTATACAAGCAACCTCAAATAATTTCATTGTATTCTCTGCTTCTATAGATCAACGTAGAACTGCTATTGCTGATGGATCACAACTTATTGCTGCTAAAACATCTTATGCTGCTACTTGTGAGTTTTCTAATTTAGAAATTGTTTGTGCTAAAGTTGGTGTTGATCCAAGATATGAAGCGGGTATGATGAAAAAGATGAGAGATGGTGGAAGTATTGAAATTGATATTCCAAGTGTAACCAATTACAAACATTCATTACTATCAAGTAATCGTAATGCAACAGTAAATCTTGCTGTATCTAATACACGAGTAAAATCTATGATATGTATGCCTAGTGATGCTAATGTATTGAATAGTGCTGATTTAATTGCTGGAACCGATTCAACATATGAAGAAGAAGATGATGGTATGGATGGAGTGCTTCATAGTATTCGTAGTGGTCAAGTAGGTATTATAGACCAACTTACATCTTATCAAATGGTAGTAGATGATAAACTTGTACCATCAAGACCTATTGTTGTATCCAAGATTAATAAAGGAACCTCAATAGCAGCACAACCACTTATAGAATTAGAAAAAGCACTAAATCAAGCGGGAATTGTTCCACGATCATTTGTAGATTATAATCGTAATTTCTTGATTGGAAGGGCATATGCTCTAAATGATGGTGTTGCAAATCTTAATAACAAATCTAATCAACTACAACTATTATATAATGAAACTAGTGTTACTGGTGTAGATAGACCACCAACACGTAATAAACTGCTCTATGTGTTTATGTTCCACCTTCGTAGGATATCAATCCGCGGTGATGCGGTTACTGTTTCACTATAAAAAAAAATATATGTTATAATATAAATGGATTTACAAAAAAGAATTGATAATTATCATAATACATTTCCAAAATTTCCAAAAACATTATATTTAAGTGATGAATGTATTCTTGGTATGTGGGTTATGGGAAATAATTATACAACTAAAACTGATTTATATGGTGCTTATCCATATGGTTATTTAAAAAGAATACATGCATTATTTCCATTAATACCAAATAAAACATTACATTTATTTAGTGGTTCATTACCCGATAGTGAAGATTATGATAAAGTAGATTTTAATACTGGATTTGATGCTGAAACATTTAGTGAAATAATACCACATAATACTTATGAATTAATACTTGCTGATCCACCATATAGTATTGAAGATTGCGATCATTATGGTTGTTGTATGATAAAACGTAATATAGTATTTAAACAAGCATATAATGTATTAAAAAGTGGAGGACATTTAATTTGGTTAGATCAAGTATTACCAAATTATAAAAAAATAGAATTTAAAATTATTGCTCGTATTGGTATGGTTAAATCAACTAATCATAGATTTAGAGTAATAACAATATTTGAAAAAAATTAACTATTTTGCGAAGCATAACCTTTGGTATTTTATCTATGTATTTTTTTTAATTTTTTATTTTAAAATTATTTTATATGTAATAATATAAAATGAGTGTTGCTAAAAAGTATTTATCCATTCAACCTAATAATGTACCCTCTAGTGGTAAAGTTTCATTTGCTCGTGGTAATCCCATTCTTACGATTACTTTAGGTCGTCAAGATGGTATGCTTGATTTATCGTCTCTACGTCTTGCTGGTAAGTTAAATATATGGCGTGATGCTGCTGGAACTCTTCCACCTACTGATGCTGCTGCTACTGAATTAAGGGCATCACATAAACTTGGAATTTACGGAGTAATAGATCAGTTAGTTTTTCGCCATGCAGAAACTAAACAAGTTGTAGAACATATAAGGCACTATGGTCGTTTTATGAGTTCATACCTTCCAGTAATGGCGGGTATGCAAGATGTGGCGGGACATTTAAGTGAAACTGCTTTAATTTACCCTAACTATCAATCTTTCCGTGATAGTGTCGTTCGTAGGAGTGCTGATGGTGTAACAACTCCAAATGATTTTTGTATTCCACTACCAAGTGGATTAACTCTTGGTGAATCTATGTTACCACTTGATAAAGTTCCATTAGAAATTGAAATTCATTTAGCACCCGATAGTCAGTTTTTCTATTCTAGTGATGGTACAACTACTAATATTGCTAATGCTTTTTATGAATTAAGTGGATTAGAAGTAGCATGTGAAGTAACATATGGACAACAATCACCCGATAAAGGTCTATTATCATTTAATAGTATTACATCATATTTCTCCACACTTGAAACTACAAATAGTATTATCAACTTTAATCTTGGATTAAGTAAAGTATTAGCAAGTTTCGTAAATTTTGTACCATCATCATTTGTAAACAATTTAGCACAAGATGGATATTTAACTTATATGCCTTCTCTTGCTCCTAATGCTGCTGGGACTGGTGATGGTGGAGTTGCTAATGTTGAAACTATTTCCTTCCTTCGTAATGGTGAACGTTTCCCAAGTGCTTTTGAAGTAGAAAGTGTTCGTAGTGCTACTAATGAAACTCCAGTTGTTGATTCACAGATTATTAAAAGTTTCTTATCTGCTATTATTCCCGAAAAAATGCATACACGAACAACTGCTTCTCCACTAAATACCAATCGTAATTTCACAGTTAATCAAAATGCTGAAACTGGTTATCGTTTTATCCCCGATACTGGTGGATTATATGGTGTTGGTGTATTATATGATCAACTTGATAGTGAAGGTGTAGATTTCAGTAGATCCCAGTTTAGTATTCAAATGACTACT